GCATCATTGGGCCACATTCCAACTTCTCTTACTTTATCTAGTAGTTTTTTAGCACCCTCTGGTGTGATAAGATATGCGGAGTTTCCTGCGAGACCCTGTGGAACTTCTGCGTCATCTACAGTCGGTACAGGTTGTAATCCCATCTTGGAACTCGCAACATTGTGGAATACATCACTGCGTCGTGTGGCGCCTCGTGGGTCATTCAATCCGAGTATCCCTCCCTTGAACTCTTCCTCTAAAGGTTCAAACACAAACTTTCTTGTAAAGATTGCGTCGTGTTCAAGTATGATAATCGGTCTCTTATAGTGTGTCGCACATTTATACCATAGTCTCATATGAGATACCATACAGGCAGTACGACTAGATATATTTTTAGTAGGATAGTGTCTCAGGTATAGTCCTGTTTTGATATCAAGACCGTCCTCCTCTTTTGTCAGGGGATACGTCCATACAACATCTCCCATATCAATCTCTTCAAGATGTCTCTTGATTTGTCTTGGAACTGTTGCCACAAACACATGAGGGGTTATCTCACTCTCTGTACTACGGATTGAACCGATACATTTGTGTGATGCTTCGATACTCTCTTGACTTGTATCGAGTGTTATGACATATCCATTTATCATATTTTATATCTATAGTGTCTTTCTAATGTAACACCCCCGTAATACGAGTGGTGATTGTCTCCAAAGGGTTGACTGAGTACTTGATACCAACCCCACTCTGCGACTTGTAACTTTTTATTCTCGTGTAAACTGTTTACTCTTTCTGTGTCCCATATTTTTTGGGGGTGAATAATCAGATGGTCGTTCAAATTATAATTCCAATCCTGTGAACCCTTCACTCCAACATCAACGAAGTCTTTGTCTTTAGAATTATATATGTGTGGAATATCGTACAGTCTGTGAGGGTCTTGCCATCTGTTGTATCGTATCGCAAACCCTAACGCCTTATTTTCCCAATAAGATTTCAATAGGATTTTTTTCCAATCAATCTTTGAATTCATTATGGCATCAAATCTCAAACGGATAATGATGTCGTACTCCTTATCCTTTATTTCCTCCATAACATAATTATGAATGAGTATTTGTTTTGTTCGGTTTAGTGTCGTGTTTGTCAGATGTTGACCACTACGTGGCGATTCGTTTGAACATCTCTCTTTATAATGAATATGTTTGTATGTGGGAAAGGGTTCTGTATCTCTGACAGGGTGATAATGTATAACAGGTTGTTTATACACAAAGTCAAAATCTAGATTTTTACTAACAGTGTCTTCCCATGTGGCGAGAAAGTAGTCAACCTCAAAATAAGGATGACATGCCTCTTTGATAATCTTCTTGTTTATCTCTAAGTTCTGAAATTCTCTTTTTATCTTAGACGATATCGCACCACTTATACAGACCGCGAGTTTCATTTATGTTTGTCCAAAAAGTATCTCAAGTCTTCGGGTGTACCAAGTCCCCACATCTTATCGGCAGTGTGAGTGTATATTTTTTTGTTGTCTTCTATTGCTTGATTGAATACTGGACACACATAGAACTCATTATTTACTCGTATATCGCGTTCAATCATTTGTTCTGCATACTTCACAAAGTCCTTACCATTCTTCCAATAGTAATATCCTACCGTAGCATTGTTACTGATAGGGTTCTTCTCTGCAACTTCTGTAACACAACCGCGTTCATTTGTCTTCGCATAACTCCACTTAGGGTGAGTTGCTTCAAAGGTAACGATACCTCCGTCTGCGTTCTTCTCATTCATTGAATACATAAACTCCATCACATCCCATTCAACAAATTGGTCTGAGTTGGCAAAGAAAAGAGGATAGTCATTATCAATATATTCTTTTGCGAGGAGTGCAGTACATGCCGCACCCTCTGTAATACCATCTACTTCAATCACATTACAATCAGGGGAGATAAGGTTCAACATAGAATCTAGATTGTATTTCTCACGATGTTCTTTCTGAACCACAAAGTGATACTTGGCATCAAGACCGAGGTTCTCTACCACAGTCTGTATCATAGGTTTACCATTTACATCAATCAGGGGTTTCGGGAATGTATATCCTGCCTCCGAGAAACGACTTCCTGCACCCGCCATTGGAATCAGAACATTGAGTTTCTCGTTCTTCCACTTACGTGTCATAGGTGTACTTGAAAGGTTCGCGAATATCTTATCACGAGTTACATCATTAGGATTGTCTACACGGATATGTTTTGCACCAGACCTCTGCGCCGCAAGTAATCCATATGGACTATCTTCTACAATTACTGTCTCTTCAGGTATGACCTTCATCATAGACATTGCTTTCCAATACATCTCAGGGTGAGGTTTACCGTTCACAACGTCTTCGTTAGACAATACAAGTGAACAGTGTTCCAGAAGTTTTACCTTCGCAAGAGATGTCAGAACTGTCCTACGAATGGCATTAGAACATACACCGATAGTGTATCCCTTGTCCTCTAACTCTTGAAATAATTTTTGTATCTCTTCTATAGGTCTCAGTGTTGTGAGTAAGTCTCGTGTATATTTCTGTTTCTCCTTACTGATACTCTCGTGCAAAGTGACAGGCAATCCCTTGTGTTTTGTCAACATGTTTAGTTTCTGTGTTGTCTTCAATCCATCATAATGAGAAAGATGTTCTTCTTCTGTTATCTCGAACTCTCCTCCCAATGCCTTGTTCAACGCAATGAAGTGAATGTTCTTGGTGTCAATCAACACCCCATCTAAATCGAATAATACTAATTTTATCACTTGTCTACCACCATAATATATGTATCACCTGTTCTCGTTTCTTTTCTTCTGTCATAAGATTTGTGTTTATAGTTAGTCATATAATCCATCCACTTATTATAGACCTTTTCTTTGAACCAATCGTTCTTAAGTACTACCCACGAAAAATTATTTATTTCTGCTCTAGTCATTTTATGAATGGGTATAATGTCCTCGATGAAATATTTTCCACCTTTCTTTAGGAAGGGATACAGGTTTTGAAAAGTGAGTCTATTTGCATCAGGGTAGTGGGCGCCATCATCAATAATAAAATCAAACTCTATATCGTCACCCCATTCTTCTTTTATTTTTTTGGGTAAATCTTCGTCCATTGAATCTGCCTGCATCCACTTCACATTATCCTCTTTCAAAACATCAACAGTATCAGATTCTAACCTTGTAAAAATATCCATAGTATATATTGTTGAGTCGTCACTAAAATATTCTCTCCATGCCTCAATGGATGCACCTTTATATGTACCCACTTCTAAAATTTTTATAGGTTTATCACGAAACTTTTCCATGTAAATCTCATACTCTTTGTAGTAATGATGTCTTTCAGTACCTTTATCACACTTATAACTATCAAATATTTGTCGTAAGTTACGCATTCCAAAACTTCCTTGTTGCGGCGGTATCGAAATCGAACCCCCAATAATCAATATCTTTCTTATACCAATCCGCTATAATCTGTATTGTTTCTTTTGTGTATATATCCTTATAAGATAATCCGTACCCAGTATTACCATTATCACTAGAAACTCTTGTGACGTTTCTTGGGTTTGGGTTTTGTAACATACCAAGATAGAGTTTAGTGTCTTCGTTATAGTGTTCGAACCTTAGTATGTCGCACTTTACTTTCTCACCCTTCTCATCACTTACGTGGTCAAAGGCAGGATACCAACCTCTTACTGCACGATGCCACATGAACTCATCGTTACCCCACTTATGTCTCTCCTCAAGAAATGCCTCGAAAGATGAAGTGTCCGCGTAAGTTTTTGGTTGAGTTCCTTCGTGAAACATTATCTTTTTTGCAAAGAGATATCTTGACACAACCCTGTCCCAAGGGTTTCTTACGATTGCAAACGCCTTATATTGTTCGCGTAAATCCTTTCTCCAATCCCTCCAACGGGCATGTTCATACCCTTGGTGGTCATTAGTACTGTGCATTTTTTGTTCAAGTCTCTTAGTGTAATCCATACTCACATGATGACCATGACGACAAAATAAAACTTTGTTTTGTATTCCATCAATCTTACGGATTGTCATTCCACCATTCTTGGGTATGTGTATAAATAATTTGAATGTCATATCGTTTTCATCAACTCCTCTATGTTCTCTCCACCCTCTGGTAATTTGTCCTTGAGGAAGAAATGTACGAAGTGACAGTCCTTTATATTATTGACTGCCGTATACAAACCGTTCCATTTTGCATCCATATGTTTGGTAGGTATCTTATATCTCTTCAGGAAATAGTTCAGAAGTGTTTGGTCTGTACTCCACTTCCAACCACCTTTACCATCAACAAAGTCTTTGAACTCTGCTCGCATAAGAAATTCAAATGCGTTCTGTCCTTTGAGATATGGTTTGAAGAGTTGACAGTTGATAAGTATCATACCCATATTGAAGAACTCATATCCTCTCTGTTTAGGTCGGAAGTCACATAGTCTCCCATGTAAACTTGCATACTGCATCTGAGAATAGTTCTGTATCTTTCTTACATAGTTATCATTGATATCCATCTCACGTTCACTTACTGAACCCCATGCATTGTCATGACCAAACTCAGTAAATATATTGGGTGCATCAGGTCTGATATAAATGTCGGCATCTATGATACCAATCTGGTCATACTTATCAATGAGGTCAAAGGCATTCTCCTTCTCATAGATAGGAAGAAACCCTCCGTGTTTCTCATAGGATTCCTTACTACGATATTGTGTGAAGACATCTGGTTTGATACGCAACTTAGGTTCACGTAGTACAATATGTTCTATATCATATTTGTCACAGTAGTCTGCAACAGATTGGATACAGTGTTCATATAACTTACTAGGTTTACCAACCGCCACTTGGTAGATTAGTCTGTTGAGTCTCTTCATGTTCTATCTTTCCACTTATCATAAACGAATGATTTATGTTGTTCTCCACAGTGTGGACAATAGAGTTTCTTAGGTTTCCATTCATCCATTGTAGCAATACTAAACCATCCTTTACAGGATGAACATACGAAATGCCATATGTTTTCTTTACTGGTTCGCATATTCAATCCCATTCTAACATCGAAATTAAAACACAGATAATAAATACACAGAGACCAACCTTCCAGTTGGTGAAAATACCAATTAGGATTGGCATTAGAAATAACCATTCGCCTGACATTTTTATTGGTGTCATAATTTTATAAAACTTTCTACACTTATATAGTATCACAATACTGTCAAGAAGTCAAGTCACATCTGTGAACTTTTTGCCAACTTTAGGTATGTCTCATACGAATCATCTACGTTTCTTATTATGGAAACAAGACCATCAACATTCTTATGACTACGAGACTTATTCATAACTTGATACCATCCCCACTCTGCAGGCAGTAACCTTTTCTTTTCATGCAGTGACCATACGTTGGATACATAATCTTCATATTTAAATCCTATACAAAAATCAGATAAGAACCGCGTCAATTTTTTATAATCGTATTCTCCACTATCTAACCATTTTTTTATACACTGCCTTTGTAGTCTCAACCTGTCATATCTCATTTGGTATCTCCCCAACCTCACACTCTCATACTTTCGACTATCGTTTGTATCACAACCATAACCCACCACATTATGTTTGACAAGTTCTTTTGAATGTTCTAAACTAAAATTATCACTCATCACCGTGTCCCATCTTACACGATAAAAATAGTCGTATGACTTTTGTATAGTGTTGAACAAAAGGTCGAACCCTAGTATCTGAAATGTTCTGTACCAGTGTTTAGGATTACTTTCGTATTGCCAATGACCTTGACCTTCTTTATTATTATGTGCCATCATTTTTTCTCTGAGATTTTCTTGTTTGATAAATCCCATTTCGGGCCCTTCAACGAGATAGGGATTATATAACAGAGACGGTTCTTCCATCCATATAATATTGACTTTGATTTTTCGAAATATATGTCTATTTTCTGGAGTGTCCCAACACTGATAGTAGAAGTCACAACCCTCAAAAGTTTTGTGAAGTAAATCTAAATTTTCTTTCAGTCGCCATCTCGGTAAGTAATTAGGATATATTCCGTTTACAAGAACTGCAGTTTTATCGGTAGTCATCTAAATCAAACTCCGTACCATGCATTTTGTAAAGGTCTCGTTCGTGGTTTGTCCACACCAAGACTTCAGGGTCATCAAGAAGGAAATCACACCCCTTACAATAATTGGGATAGTTCCCTGTGGTATGGTCGTCTCTCAATTGAGTGTACTCAGTTCCATTCCATATTTCTTCTATTGTATTCTCACTCGTATGACCAAGGACTGCCTCCTCGTCTCTTCCCAGTACTTGACAACAGGGGGCAACCGCACCACGTTTACCATCAAGTCCACCCGCTCGTATCACTACGTCAGGACTAAAGGGTCTACCACAAGTCTTCAACTTACCTTCACGTTTATTTTTTCCTATGTCCCATATACCAGACCAATTATGTAGTTTCCATATCTCGGTCTTGACGCCAAGGTCATTCACTAATTTTTTATATTGTTCCAGTTCGTGTTCAACATTATCGTTATCCGTGATGAGGTGATAAGTTGCAACGACACAGTCACTACCACTCTTCTCAACATACTCTTTCATTTCACGTATGTTGTTTATGATACGGTCATAGTTTCCACCAACCTTATTGTGCATCCACTCTTCGTATTTGTCTGCACTATATCCAATGAAAGAGAAACGATAGAAGTCTAGTCCTGCATCAACACAGTCTCTCATGAATTGACCCTTCATTAGGTGTCCATTAGAAAACATAAATGCCTTTGCACCATACTTCTTTACGACCTTGATGAACTCAGGTAGATTTCTTTGTAGGGTAGGTTCACCACTACCTTCAAGGTTGACAACATTCAACCCGTGTTGGGCACAATCCTTTACGTTTCTTTCAAACTCTTCAAGTGACATTTTTGCAAGGAAACGTTTATCACGTCCCCCCGTTCTCATGTCTTGTGGACACATTGTGCATGAGTAATTACACCCACCATTTATTTCTATTACCGCTCTATCAATTTTCATCATAGTACCTACTTAGTCGTTTCAAATATACTCTAGCTATATTTATCATTTCTTTACGATTATCATCCCAATCATCAAAGAACTCTTTTACTTCCTTTCTTCCTATTTCAACTGCATCATCATACTCCCAACCTCGGACTTCTATCAGGGGTCTCACAATGGCATGAGGTGTATTATGTTTTGTTACACTTTCCCATGAAGGAACGAACATTGGTTTAGAAAAATTCCTTGCAATGTAATGCCACATCCCATCGTAACATACCACGTAAGTAGCTTCCTGTATTTGTTGAAACGCATCACGTATTGGTGTCCTATATGTCAATTCTACTTTATGTATATCACCCTTCCCTAAAGGAGCTTTAAGTATACCACACCAATCGTCTTTTGTCAAGAAGTTTTTCCAATTTCTTGGTTTTTGACTATTGTGTTCTGGCGTCCATACTACAAGTTTCTTTCTGTCGTGTCCATAGTATTTCTTTTTGAATATCCAATTGTTCGGTAAATTATCGTGTGGTACATCGTCTATATATGTTCGTGTCTTGTTTACATTGTTATTCATATTGCCATCTTCAAACAATTCAGAATGAAATTTGTGTACGAGTTTTACTCGTTCATCTTCATGATACCTTGTGTGTATCCAATCAGTTCTTTCTACAATAGTCTCAGGGTCATCAGGGTGTGTGAGATAATCTCTATCGTGACGCCAATGCATTTCAAGTGTCACATCCTTGTTATGAGTATAAGAGTATAGGTGAGCGGCATTGAGGGCGTTCATAGAATCACCTATACCCCAAGTACCTCTCCACCTAATAAGCGTCATACTATTTTCCAGAGAATGCTTTTCCTGCCTCAGCAATACCAAACGAACCCAGTGTTACAACAACGAATGAAGTGTAAATGGTGTCGGATATTTCTAGAGGTGTACCATCGAGACCTGTTATTAGGTCAACAATACCAAACGCAACCATCATCAGAAACGATGCGAAACCAATAATTGATTTTTCGTTGATATTATTTTCGTCTCGGAATATAGATAGAAAACCTTTTTGTACGGGTTTTGCTACTGCTGTTGCGACTTTGAGTTCTTTTGAGAGAGACTCCATCTCTTTTATTTTGTCTTGTGCTTCATCTACTTTTAGGACAAGTTCCGTGTACTTTTCTAAGTCAACAGTTGCTTGTCCTGTAGGTGTGTCAACGGTTTGTTTCGCCATTGTTATTCTCCTTGTTTATATTACAAGGATATTTATATCTATTTTAAGTACTCGTAGATTTCTTTCCAAGTGGCGAAACCAGTCAAACCGTTTGGTTCGATGTCGTGAATGTTGAAACCGTGTTTCATCACTGCGCCTTCAAGACCAACCTTTGCCCCTGCAATGGCGTTCTCAACCTTGTCTTCAACCCACAAGTAGTCTTTACCACGATACTTCTCAAGAACTTCGTCCTTGTCAGCACCAGTGTCTAAGTATGTGAACTTCTCGAAGACAGTCTCACCAAACAACTTTTTCAAGTTCATGGTACGCAACCTTTGTGCGTTCTCATCATCACTCAAAGAAGTGATGCAGTGAAAGACATAACCCAACTCTTCGTGGATTTTCTTCACGTAGTGTATCGCATCTCTCAAAGGCGGTAAGTACCCAATCGCGGCACTCTCGTTGAAGTCTCTTACAAGACGTTTCGCTTCGTTCTTAGGGATGTCATAACACTCTGCGATGTCATAGACGTTTTTGTTCTTTGATCCATATCCACGTTTCTCTGCGTATATGTCAAAGGCATACTTCCAATTGAACAAGACACCATCGGCATCTGTCAAAATAACTTTTTCATAGTTTTCCATAAACATTTCCTTTCTCATTATAGTACTACTATATCAGAAAGAACAGAGAATGTCAAGCGAAATATCAAATATATTTGAATTTTTTTTCCTTATGGTCAGATAACATTGCCTGTTTGTTGTACCCACCTGTGTAATGTAAGAACTTGTTTCTATATCCACGTTCATCTTGCCAATGTGTAGGTGTGTCGTTCCATGTTTGATGTAATGGTTTCATACCAAATCCATGTTTTACAAACTGACCAGAGATAAAGAATTGGTCGTTGTTCAACCAGAGGGGTTCTTTATGTTTCTCACCATCTACCATATATGCGTGCCAATCATCAAAGACCTCACGCGCGTGTAGGCGTGCCTCTTTAGTCCATACCATAACCCCAGTATTCATAACGGTAAGCGCACTTGGTATAATACCGTGTTCAGGGTGACGTAGGGCTTTCAATGACCATTTATTTGGAGTTACAGGTATATCACTACGCGCATACTTATCACTTACCTTTTTGAGTTGGTCAGAATGGAAGTCCCAAGAATTATATCCTCCACCATTCGCGGTTGCGATATCATTTTCAAATACTCCTGCAACTTGAACACCCTTTACGTCTGCGTGTTTGAATATGTCTTCTCTGGTGTTTGCAATCACGTCGGTATCGACAAACAGTAGGTCATCAAAGTCATCATACATTGGGTCATATATTATTCGTAAAACTTCAAAGAATGGTAGAAGACCCGACCCCATATCTTTTTTATCTTTTGTCAACCATGCCTTTGTAGAGTAATGATGTCTTACACCAATTCTTTTTGCATAACTTGCAAATGATTTTATCGACAATGAGGCGGTTCTCTTATAGAGTTCTGAACGTGTACCAGTGTATCCCGCGACTTTACCTCTTTTTTCGGTGTCCTCGTTTATCAACATGTACTGAAATATTATGTTTCTTTTTGTCATATATCACTCATGCAATCCTACAGAATATTTTGTCTTACCATCTACTCGTGCGGCAGTCAATACTGCGTTACGTTGTGGCCCACCATGTTTATAGGAACAATGTACCCATCCACTATCAGGTATACCCGATGTGTAGAACTCCAGTATGAGTTGGTCGAACTCTAGGTTGTCTTGTATCCATTTCGCAAGTTCATAGTTAGGAACTCCTGGCACTTCCATATCAACCGCTTCACCTTTACAGTGTTGACTTGTTGCGGAACCACCAACTGCTTTGTTCAACTCAGGACAACGATATCCAGAGTTTAGTCGGGTCACACCGAAATGGTCTCTTACGGGTTGTACGACTTTTTCGAACAACTCTTTAGCACTCTCAAGGTGTTGACCCTGTGGTGTATTATCAATGCCATGTCTAGTGGCAGTCTGTGATTTTGTGAACTCTCTTAGAGTAAAGTTTTTTGATAGTTTCATTTTATGTCTCCTCGTTCTACCATATCTTTTGTCATAATATAGTCTCTCACAAAGTCTGACCGAACAATGTCTGCCCATCCAAACTCAATTGTGGTAAAATTATTCATTACCTCCATTATATTTAGGAATTTTAATATCCCTACTTTATCAGATTCTTTATTTAAATCTGTTTGATAGTAGTCACCACTGAATATAATACGACTATTACGACCCACTCTTGTTATGATACTATCAAGTTCGTGAAAGGTTAGGTTCTGCATTTCATCTACAAGTATAATCGCATTGTCTAATGTAGTGCCTCGTATGAATGATGTTGATAAAAACTCTATCGCACCTTGTGTCTCTAGTAACTCATATGCGTTCTTTTGGTCAAATAACTCTGCCGCAATCCCTCTATAGGGTGCAGTATATGTATCAATCTTTTCCTCGATACCGCCTGGCAGAAATCCCATATCCCTTGTGGGAACAACACTTCTTACGATAACAAGTTTCTTTTGAGGTTCCTCTTTGTCCAGTACTACTTCAAGTCCCAGATACATTCCGATGAATGTTTTACCTGTACCCGCGCTTCCCGCGAGTATCATATGGTTCCTGTCGTCCCATGCATCGTAGGCATCTCTTTGACTTTGAGTAATAGGGTCAAAGTTCAGTAGGTGTTCTTCTTTGAGACGTTTCATCGTCATACTTTGAAGTCTGCCCCTTTACCAGAACCTTTCTTGATACCCTTCAACAAATCTTTCCAATCGCCACTTGTTTTATTTACAACATTACCTGTAGAGGATACCAACGCAGGCATCCCAATAATGTTTCTCCAAGGGTCGCCCTTTTCTTTCAGGGTCTTTTGCATTTCGTCGTATGAACAGAAGAGGTCTTCCATTTCATTTGTTTTGTCATTTATGATTGTGTATAGTGGCATAATTTACTTTCTTATAATAACTGGAAGTGTGTTATCTGATTATTTATGGGATTATTATTGTTACCCATACACTGATAATCATAGTGACCTATTTTTTCTAACACACCTAGTGCTTGCAAATAACCAACCGCGCTCTTCACGGGCCCATAGTCTGTATCATCCACAAAAACATTTTTCACTTCTAGGTATTTTGCGATTGAGATATCGTTCAACACACACTCTGTTCCATGACCACCGTCAACAAAAACTGCATCGACGTTATCGGGCATTGCATAATGTCCACTCGTCAAACGTTGGTAGTATGCCTTACTGTGACAATTTATATATTCAAATCTGTCTTGATATTTTTTGTTGAGTATGTCTGCCGCCTCGTGTGTGTACTTATGTCTTCCTATGTCAAGTGATGTGACATTTATATCAGGGAAAAGTTCGAGGTTGATTGCGGCACTGTGTCCTGCGTTTGTACCTATTTCGAATAGGTGTTTATATCTGCATCTGTCATGAAGGTCTTCCCAGACGCGAAGTGTTTCTTGACTTGAAACCATGTGACCTTCGGTTGCAATTGGTAAATAATCTAAATTCATATTGTGTAACGTTGGGGGTGACTTGCACCCCCTACGAGATACATCACCTACCTTTTTATGCTATTAAATCCATTTGTTCGTATTCTGTAATAGTTTGATTGAGATATTCTCTCTTCATCGTTATCTTATGTGCAAGATTGTCTTTGCCCCTTTTTTTTAGACGATGAATATAATTATCTAGTTGTCTAGAATCATTCTTCAATCTCTCTATTTGGTTTTTCGGCATAAGCATTCCTTTTATTGTTAGAGTTAAAACAACATAACGAACATAACGAAATGGATTAAGATAAAAGTTTCGGAAACGCCTCCTCTACTATTTTCTTTGTCAAACCTTTCGGTGCTTTACGTTGCACCATATTTATTACAATCTCAGCGTCTTCTGCATAGATAGACTCTAACAACATGATGAACATGCGTTCTATTTTGTACTGAGGTTGTTGCGCTGATATTGCACCCTTCACAAAGTAACCGAAGTCACGATGTTTTCTCGTCAGTGACGAGGGTACACTCTCAGGTCTGTTTGGATTATAAGGTGGTTTACCTTCTGGAATGATGAACTCAAGTCGTTCATCATATATGCCACTACATACATCGCGTACTGCGGGGATACCATTATCCTTGAGATACTGTATCTTTTCTTTACGGGTTTTCTTTTCCGCAAATCTCTCAAAGATTTCGAATACTTCTAGTTTCATATTATTCTTTCTCTATTACTATATAGTCTTTTATTCTTCTCTAAAGGTATATAGTATGAAAATAAATTAGATTTTTTATCCGTATATTATTCCATATCGTCTGAATATTTCTTCCATAACAGCATCAACCTTTGGAGTTTGACAACTCTCTATGTAAGGGTTGTAGTTATTATTAGCGTAATCCCATAAGTCTTGTTTTGACCATGTTCTGAACTCTTTTACATATTCAGTCTTTTTATGCCACCATTGTGGTTCTCGGTCAGGGTTATCTTCATACAATTGTTTAGGAAATGCGTCCTTATCCCACTTTCCGTCTGCTCTCGACACTCTCTTCTCCTTTACTTGTGTAACTCTATTGATGTGTAATAACTTCTGCTGAAGTAATCTGTGTAAACATCGTCATCGATGAAAAAGTCTTTACTATGCATAGAAGCATGTAACTCATTCAAGAATGCTTGGTCTTTCTCATCGTAGTTTTCATCAATCCAATGTGTGTTGATTGAATATCCAAACTTAGATAACTCAGGGTCAAGGTAAGTCATTCTAGAAAATACAGATGGGTCAATCGGAGCATCCCAATCAATGTCATCTTGTATTGAGTCACCAGTCTTGTCACGACCCGCAAGTATTCTGTTCTCTATCGTTTTTGCGTAAAGTCTTTCATAGATGTCTTCAGCACCTTTTACTTTTACAACTAACTCATAATGATTTCTGATACCGATAGTAACCTTGCGTCCGTATTTCTTAGCAACTGCCTTGATTGCGGGAGAAAGTTCTTTCTTTTCTTCTTGTGAAATATATGCCATAGTTTTTTGTTCCTTTCATTTAACTATACCTTACAGTACCAGATTCAACAGAGAATGTCAAGCACTTTCTTCACTTTTTTTCACTTTTTTTTCAATACGTGCCTTCTGTGTATCTTACCACCCACAAAGGCGTTATAATATTCATCGGGTTTCAACAAAACATCATTTATCATTTGTTCACGTAATTCATAGTATGAACACTCCCCTTTTGAAAAACATAGTCTCAGGATGCGTCTATGGAACCTCTCACCCCCTGCTAGGAGTAATTTTACCTCTGCCGACGAACCATAGTAATCTCTCCAGTCAGATTGAACTCTGGTCTTTATTTTTCTTTTGCGTTTACTGTTCTTGGGTAATGTCTTGGGTTTCCAGAAAAACTTCTTTCCGATGTATTTCTTACCAGTTGATTCTTCCGTGAGACAATAGACGAACCCTTGAAGGGGTTCAAGGAATTCGTCCGTCGGGGAAAACTCTTCATTATTATATATCCACATACAGATATATATAATATTTTTATTCCATCTCCGTTCCGCACATGGGGCAGTAGAAAGGTTGTTCGTCAGAGTTCAATACTCTAACTTCAGACTTAGTTTCACAAACGAAACAATCCATATGAAAGGTTTCGTCCTCGTCGTTCATTATGCCGCCTTCTCTTCATCCCAACCCCAATCACCTTCCATGCCATTTACGGAATATTCGGTAACACGTTTCTCAAAGAAGTTGTCATGCGATGCGCCATTCAGTACCCAATCTAACCAAGGTAACGGATTGTCCTTCACCTTGAAGTTTGGTTTCATACCAAGTTGTAGTAAACGTCTATCAGCAATATGTCTTATGTATTGTTTTACGTCGGTCTCTGTAAGACCTTCCATCTCTAATCCGTTGAACGCGAGTTTGATAAACCTATCCTCTAACTTCACGACATCCTTTGCCATTTGATATATCTTGGACTTCAGTTCATCGTTTACGATACGAGGATGTTCTTGACAGAACTCTCGGAATAACTTTGCGTTACCCTGAACGTGAAGTGTCTCATCTCGAATAGACCATTCTACAATCGTGCCCATTCCCTTCATCTTACCATAACGTTGGAAGTTCAGTAGCATCACGAATGACGCAAACACAGATAGACCTTCGTTGAATACAGACTGCGCAAGAGAGAGTGCTAACCCAGTATGAGAGTTAGTTTCACCTTGTTTCATAAAGTCAATCTTGTCAGACATCTCGGTATACTCAAGGAACTTATGAAAGTCCTCATCAGGTAATCCTAGTGTATCATTCAATAATGCGTATGCGCGTTGGTGTACTCCTTCACGATTTGCGAATGAGGATAACATATTGCGTGCTTCATTATTTCTGAACTTGGGTATGAGTAACTCGTGATAGTTCTCACCTACCTGTACGTCACTCTGTGTGAATAGACGTAGTACCTGTGTGATGAAGTCTTTCTCTGCGTCGTTTAGTTTGGTCTTCCAATCCATCACGTCTTCAGAGAGTTCTGCCTCGTCTTCTACCCAATGGATTTCTTCATGTTTCTTGGTGAGTTCTACTGCCCACGGATACTTGAATGGTTTATAAGTTTTTGAAAATTCTAATAAGGACATGTGTCACCTTTCTTTGTTTGTTTATCTAACCTTCACAAGCACGACATTCT